GTTTGTAAACCTAAAGCACTGTTACCTATCGCAACACAATACCTATCTCCAACTGCTGCAGTCAAAGCACTTCTACCCACAGCAGTATTTTCTTGTCCTATTGTTAAAGCATCCATTGCTAAAGAACCAACGGCAGTGTTTGAAGCCCCTGTGGTGTTTGCATTTAAAGCTGACCTACCAACTGCTGTGTTGTTTGCCCCTGTTGTATTCTCACCTAGCGAGGAAGTCCCAATGGCTGTATTGGCATCAGCAGTCGTGTTTGATGATAAAGCAAACACACCCACTCCAACATTGTATGAACCCGTTGTGTTGGCGTCTAAGGTATCTTTACCTACTGCGGTGTTTTGCGTACCTGAAGTGTTTGCATCTAAAGCTCCATATCCAATAGCAGTGTTATGTGAGGATGTTGTTGCTGTTCCTAAAGCTGAAGCACCTATTGCTGTATTGGTAGTACCAGTTGTTAGTTTGTCTCCTGCTCTGTCGCCCATCGCAGTATTATTATTACCAGTCGTTACATCATTTAAAGCTTGATAGCCAACTGCTGTGTTGTTATCTGCTGTGGTTGCTGCTGCTAATGCTGTTGCACCAACAGAAGTATTTCTTGTTCCTGTGGTGTTTGCTAGTAAAGCATCTCTACCAACGGCAGTGTTGTTAGATGCTGTGGTAGCAGCATTTAAAGCACCTTTACCTACAGCTACGTTGTCATCGCCTGTTGTAGCCGTTGCGAATGCACCAGACCCTAGAACAACATTATTTGCTCCTGTTGTATTAGCTACTCCCGCATAACGCCCTACAAAGGTGTTTTGTGAACCTGATGTATTTGCTGTTCCAGCATTAGAGCCGATTGCTGTATTGTAGGATGCTGTGGTTATTGCGTCACCTGCAACATAACCTACTAAAGTATTTTCATCTCCCGTAGTAATAGCCGTACCTGCTTCATCGCCAACTGTTACGTTGTAGTTACCACCAGAAGCGATACTGTTACCAGAGTTTTTACCTAGAACTAAGTTACTAGTTCCAGCCGTATAAGTTTGCAAGTCTCCGTGTAGAAGTACTGTATCGGCTGACTCATCCCAAAGAAAGTATTTACCCGAAGTAGCCCCAAAGAATTTAACGTCATAACCCGTATCGTCTACGCCTACTGTTACTGTTCCTTGGTTGGATAATGCACCAGCATTAGTTAATGCTGCGGTTTTAGTTGTACCTGCTAAGTTTACATCCGTTAATACGTCATAAACCACACCACCAGACCCAGCTCCGTCAGTGGCTATAAATTTTGTTTCTCCTGCTAGGATTGCTACGTTAGCTCCACTACCGCAAGTGAATGTAAGTGTGTATGAAGTGGCGTTTTCCATCATCCATACTTTGGAAGCTGTGTTGGGTAACAGCGTAACGGTACACGCTTGACCACCGCCAGTCAGTTTAAGGTACAAGGCCCTATCGGCATCGGAAGCTCCGTCTGCAATAGTAATGTTGTCGGTTGAAGCGTTAGCTATGGCTCTAGTGCCATAACCAAGAGCTTGTCCAATCAACTCTAAATTCGTATTTGTTGTAGTTCCCCAGGTTCCACTGGCATCACCAGTGGCCATTTCATTAAGTCTTAGATTGTTAACGTATGTACTTGCCATGTTTTATCTCCGCAAAGAATATAGTATATTATTTTTATTATCTCGTCATTGTAATTATTACGCAACTTCTTCCCAGTCAGGGCTTTGAGAAGTTGTTATTGCAGCCCAGCTTGGGGATTGATTGTCGTCTATTAAACCCCAAACAAATATGTGCCCAACTGATGCTGTTAAAGTGTCTAATGTAACAACAACATTGGCCTCTGAGTCTGTGCTTACAGATCCTAAAGCGCTGGTCATTTCGTAACCAGTAATTGTTATGCTTACGTTATGGTGTACGGTTACAGAGCCAATTGATCCTGTTGCTGCGCCAAGTGTGACAGGTACGTTTGCTTCACCATCTACATCTACATTTACAGCGCCAAGTGTACCAACAGCACCCGCTACTGAAGCAATGGCTTGTGCGTTTACACCCGCAACGGGTGCACCTGTTGTACCAACTAAAGAAGCTGGGGTTACATTGGCTTCTGCATCAACTGTTGCAGTACCTAATGCGGAAGTTGCGGCTAATCCAGTAAGAGTAACGGGTAAAGGCTCACCCCAGGTTAATTGTCCCCAAGTCCCTCGACCCCAACCGTTAATGTTGGCCATCTAGAAACTAAGCGATTCTGATAATCGCTGTGCTTGCTGCTGCGGCAGGAAATACAATTGTAAAGTCTCCTGCTGTGGATGTTTTATCTCCACCAAAATCTATAGTTGCTACAGACACATCAGAATTTGTGTCGTTATAAATCATACAACCTCTAGCTGTGACAGTGGCTGTACCGAAAGTTAGATCCGCAAAGTCTGTGAATCCTGTTGTGCCACCACTTGTTGGGTTTACATTAGTTAACGCTGCACCAGCAGCAGTGTAGTTTGTTCCTGATACCTCAGCAGTTGTAGTATACGCAGTAGTTGCAGCCCCCATTGTTGCTGAACTTGTGTACAAAGCCAGTTTAAATGAGTTGCCTCCTGAAGCTAAAAAATTATGCTTAGCTTCTAACAGTTCTTTTTTAAAGCTAGTTGTTAGTGTTGATGTAATTGCCATTATTTTAACTCCTTCAATATTATTGCTAAATCTTCGTGTCCTTGCTCTATAAGAAGGTTTCTCATGGTACAACGCTCACTGTTGATCGCTTCTTTAATATAATAAAGTATTGTATTGTAAATTGCTAGTCTGAAAGCTTCTGCTTGTAGCTTTATGTGGGGCTCTGCATTATCCGATATACTACAGATTCTAGCCGTGCATGTTTCCGCCCAAAATTCAGGTGAATGCCCTTTGTTTTCAGTGGTAACAACTTCTATAGCGCCCAAACTCCCTGCTGTATTTACTTCTATCATATTAATACCTCTTTGCTTCGGGTGGGGTATTAACCGTCATAATAACTTCCCCCTCTTCCCTGTGCTTTTCTTTCATAAGTTTACTGTATTCTTTAAACCCCATATTAAAAAACTCCTCATCTTCATCTATTAGAATTAATGTTGGATCCTCAAGACGATGATAGCCGTATAATTTCTCCTGGATTGGAACATCAGTATCTAAAAGCCCCGATCTAGGAGCAACACTTACTACCATTCCGTTTTCTATACACTTAGCTAACCAAAACTCTACACAGGATCTCCCCGCCTCAGCAAAATGTAAATTACCTTTATAGGTGAAATCTATACCAAATAGATTTAATTTAGCCACTTTATTATATAAAGCAAAAGCAATAGCGAAAGGAATTGTATTATTAAAATAAGAGCATTTCGTAGCTTTAACAACATCAAGTAAAGGGTACTCAACTAAGCCCTGACATCTTTCGTCTAGTTGACACGTATAGATAGGCCCGGGGTGACTTTTAATCACATCAACCATAATTCCTGTTTGGCTACCCGCAGCATCTGAGTCTAAAAACCTAGAAGCTGGGTCCATCATAAACACTCTATCGCAGTCAGTTATGCCTGCCATGGCATTAATACCCCAAACTTCAGTCCATTTCTTACTATGAGATTTAGCTAAATGAAAGTCTAATTGGCTTTCGCCCATTGCAACCAAAGCAATTTCTGCTCCTTCTAAGGCTTTAATTTGACTCACGTAGTAGGTATTCTAACTTGATCGTATCTGTATTGTGATTGTGTTCCAGCGCCTTCGCTAGTGTTTCTAAGCCTGTCTAAAGCATCTTGAAATCGTTGTTCATACCCGCCTATTTCAGCTGGATCCATTTTTAAAAAAGTACCTGCTTCTACTAATGCTCCATAAAGCATACAGTTAATAGCATTTTGAGATAACCATGTTGTACCACTATCTGCTCCTGCTGTTAAAGAAGTAGGCCTATAAAAATAATGCAGTTCAAACGTAAAGTTAGCATTTGGTGTAGGGGCTAAAATAAAAGAGTCACTATCAAACTCCGCGTAATATTTAGGAGCCCCGGTCTCGGTTGATACTGGTTTATAGCTTTTCATAAAACTTACTTGTTTTAATAAAAGATAATTATAAACATTGCTCGTGCTAATTGTAGCTAAGCTAAAAGGAGCTAAAAAATCATTGGGCATTGCCAGATAAGTTGTACCGGATGTTGCTGTACCAGTTACATTCTTTTTAAAATTGTCCAGCCATACATTCTTTAATATACGTTCTTCTGTTTGTAAAATAAACGTAGGCAACGTAGCCACAAAAGTAGTCTCAGAAGTATCTACATAATTCTCTATGGCTGTTTTTAATGTGCTGTACGTAAAACTCATGTCGTTGTTATTGTAACATCACCTACGGAAGCAGTCATTTCAGTCGGTGTTGTTAATACTGTACCAATAATACCTAATCCAACGTTTGTGTAAACAGTAAATGCACTTGGTACTACGCTTACATCAGGTCTAGGCTGTAAAAGAGCCTCTGCATCTGGTCTAACATGAGGGGCCTCTAATTGAGGATGTTTAACATCAAAACACTCATAACAAGCTTTAACACCATCCCATTGAGTCTGTAGTGTCTTTAAACGAAAACGTTGGCTACATATATCGCAGATTCCGAATGCGTATTTAGCTGATGCAAAAGCCATTACTAAACTATCATTCTAGGAGGAAGAAAACGAGAACTCACTGAATCTATATCTTCAGAAGCAGCTCGATCAAATTCCTCATCATAAACCTGTTTTAAAAGAGCCATTCTATCGGGTGCTCTTTTCATTGCTATGTAATAAGCTAACCCTGCTGTCATACAAGGCAAAAATCTAAAAACAGTTTCCATGTTATTAGTAAAGTCCCCGGCATCTTGCATTCTAGTTAAAGCATAATAATAAATTACATCGGTAGAATTTTCAGGAGTGGGGTATAAATACACACGCGGTGTAATGTGTCTTTCTAAAAAGAACTGGTTAGGTCTAGCTTGTGCAGTTTTATTGGGTATATATAAATAATCTGAACGACTAAGCCTTTCTAATTGATAATCTTTGCTATCGCGTTGAACCACAGCAGAGGTAATGTCTACTATATCTGTTCCTAGATCTTGGTAGTTAGTTCCTTGTGTTACAGTAAAATTATGCTTGGTTATTAACCATTGATTAAGACCACGATTAGACCACTCTGCTATCATTATGTTCAAAGACCGTCTAGCAGTCTCCAAATCATATCCTGTGCGCAGTTCTAAACCACAACGTTCGTAAGCTTCTTCTATAAGCTCATCAACACTAAGATCAAAAGAAGTAGTTTCTGATGTAGCCATTTCTAGCCGCCATAATCTTTCTTAGATTTCTTTTTAACCTTACCGCCGTGCTCATAGCCCATAACTTCGCCACCGCCCATGTAACCAGATTTACTTTTAGTCCAATCTTGGCCATTGCGAATAGCTTCTCTTCTGTTTCTCATTCCTGGCATAGTTTTCTCCGATTAAGCGTGAAACGCTGTCATTGTTCCAAAAGTGCTACGTGTGTATTGGACATAAATTCCAGCTGAAAAATAAACACCATCATCTGGCATTGTTACGTCTCTGGATACAGTTGCACTAGCAACACTTCCTAATTTCATTCTACTTGTTCCTACAGGAGAAGTTGTTAGAAAATCTATAGTTCCAGCTGTTGCTGAACTTACTATAAACGTTCCTTTTAATCTCCCCGGACCTGCAAAAATAACATCCGCCGCGGAATTATTGATTCCTGCGGATACGTTACCAGCTGGGTTACCAACTGCTGAAATACCTGATATTGTTTTAAAATATGAAGACCCAGTAGCTGTGCCTGCATTAGCACCTGTTATTGACTCTGTTTGGGAATCCCCATTAACATCAGTACCTGTAACAGTGAATGATTTAGCTGCATCATTCCCAGCAGAAAGAATAGTTACTACTCTTCCAGAATCAAGAGCAACCGCACCGCCAGAAGCCAACGCGCCACCTATTACAAGTGCTGCGTTATTTCCAACTGCTGCTGCTACTGATATGCCGTCAGCATCTAAGGCCGTGGTATCGGCGGTAATAAAGACCGCTTTTACGTCTGTACGTCCTGCCATGATTAACTCCTAATTTAGATAATACCTGCAAGGTTAATTAATGAGTAGTCAGTAGTTACATTAACAATCATAACTGTACCAATTACTTGTATTACATCTCCTGCGGCTGGTCCAACTGCACCTGCTGCACCTAATGGTACTGCATGGTTACCGACAACAAGTGTTCCTGAAGTCAATACTGTAGCTGGTCCTGAAACTGTAAACCATCCATAAGCACTAGCGGCCATGTCAACTACTGTTACACCTAGTGTAGCACCTGTAGTTGTAGCGGCTTGAACAATTTGACCACTTCTTGGATCAGGAATTAAAGTAATTCTTGAGCTTGTTGTTATCGCTGTTGCTAAATCATCATAGCAAGTAATAACAATTGAAGGGTCTGCTGAATGATCGTGTGCTGGATTAGATTTAATTCTAAGCATTTGACCTTCACCTGCAGCATCATTTACATAAAGATAACCATTTGCATATTGGTTAAGAGTTATGTCAGTACCAGCAGTTTCTACTGATATTGCTGTTTCACCTGCTGCGACTCCTGCTGTTGGAGTTAAGTCAAAGTGATGTGCGATTGATGCAGCGTGAGTTACACACTTACCTGCTGTTACAGCAGTTGCCGCTAATCTACCATATGCATAAACAGTATTACCATAAAGTAATCTACTGCCTAAAGGAAATAACTCTGTAAGTCCTGAAGTAAAAGGATCGACAGTATTTTTTTGGCTACCGCCTTTACCTACGATAAAGTCAGCAGGACCATATCCTGTTGTTGCTACATACTGAGTATGTGCACCAGCATCAGTAAAAATATTACCATCTGAATTGATTACCAATCCATCAGTAATTCCACCTGTTGTTGAATTTATATCAATTGTTCTAAAGCCTTTTTCGGACCTAACTGGTCCATTAAATGTTGTGTTAGCCATTTTATTCTCCTAAAAGAAAGTATCTATCATCTTGGCAAGTCTGCTAGGGCAGTTGATAGATTAATTAAAAATTCCCTAGATTAAAAAAAAAGGGGGAACATAAGCTCCCCCTAAGTGTTCTTACGAACTACCTGGTGAACCATAGATACCAAGCGGATCGGATACTCCAAAGGAATATCTTTCTCTAGCTTTATATCTAACATTACCAGTTTCAAAATCACCATCCATAGATGTTGTCATCGGTGCTCTGACAAAATGCTTCATACCATCAGGAATATCAGTAGTAATAAAGAAAGCATTAGTATCAGTTAAATAATGATTAACTGAATAGCCTTCTGGAATTACTCCATTAGTCTTGATAGCGTTGATGTCATTGTCAGCCGTTCCAACTCTATAGTCACTCTGTAGAAGTCTAGTAGCAACAAACTGAAGTTCAGATGGTACTATTAGTTTTCTAGGTCGTGCAGCAATTTTAAGACCTCTTTCATCAGTATATTTACCAATTTGGATGATCGCATCTTCTAAAGATGTTTCATTCAAGTCAGCTCCTACTGTAGGTCTATTGCTGTTAGTTCCGCCACTTACAAGTGGATGAGATGCACTAAATAATGCTACTCCATCACCTGAAGTAAATGCAGTGCTAAATCCATTGTTTAATGGAAATGCTGCTTTTACTTGCTTTGTGTAAGCCATTGCACGAGCTAGTGCTTTAGTATATCTAGCTGACAAAGAAACATATAGATTATCTTCCATAGCTTCCTCTGTAACTGAATATCCCATTGCGATAGTTTCGTGTGTGTAACGAGCCACAAAAGATTCTTGAGCAACATCATAACTGATAGTTGATCCTTCATTCTTTACAGGTGCTGCACCGAAGCCAGATAGTTTTAGTTCTTCCTCAAATGATCTCTCGGAATTCTCTGAAACATAAATTTCTTCGTGCTCGTTTTCGTAATTACCATACTCTTCACCAAATAAGGCGTTAAGTCCAGGTAATAGTTGCTTTAGCTCATTAGCTCTTGATATAGCTGCCATTATTTACTCCTTAGCCTATGCCAGTTGTGTTGAGCAATTGATGCCCTACGTTAAACATTACAAGTACATCAGTGAACTCATCGCCAACTGCACTATCAGGACCATCGACAAAATCGATAATCTTTAGTGGTAGTGTGGCGGTAGTAGCTGCTGTACTCCCATCTACGCTGTTTTTACTGTTTCCAATAGCTGTAGTTCCTGCAGTTTGCACGATAGCACAATTCTTGCCCAAGTCATCTTGAGTAAGACTTTCATCGCCTTGCATTTGCATTATTACAAAAGGATCAGTAGCAACATACGCAACAATATCATCTGCAGCTATTGAAGCTGGAAAATATTGATTTGGTGTGAATTGACCTGTAGTAGGATCAGTGTAAGCACAACCAAGGAAAACACCAATTGGTGTTAAAGTCGCAGTACCAGTATCTTTTTCAATAGTGGTATTAGGATTGTTATCAGTTAACTTTACAATATCGCCATAGAATATGTCTGTACCATATGCATTTTTAATTTTGTAATGTGTAACTTTTCCTTGATAAGGGCTTCCAACAATAGTACCAAGAGGTCTGCTCCCAAAGGGAGTTGCTGTGG